AAAAAAGAAATAAATGAAAGACTTGTTGCAAATTTTGGGGATAGCATCGATGAGCATAATTTGGGTGCGTGAGTTTGGCTACAGATTCAAGAAACCTTTATCATGTGAGTTGTGTCTATCTTTTTGGATTACCTTGTTTTGGTTTCATTCCATTGAGGGCATACCTTTAGCATTTTTAGCAGCAGCAAGTGCAACGATTATAAATAAATACTTATGACACAAACAGCAGTAGAGTGGTGTATAGATGAACTTTATAAGTTGAATGTAAAGTTTTTGAATTCGAGATATGGTAATCAAATGACAATTCTTGAATATAGTGATTGTAAAGAGCAAATAAAAAAGAAAGCCAAAGAAATGGAGAAGGTTCAGATAATAAAAGCCTATCAGCAGGGTGTGACTGATGAACACGGTGACACAATAACATTTACAACTGAAGGCGAAGACTACTACAACTCAACATATAAATCATGACACAACAAGAAATAAACTACATTATTACCGAGATTCAACCACACTTCACTAAGTGGAAGCATAGTGGTTTTATGAGGTTATCACCAGAGGACTCAGTAAAAGTCAGAGACATCTACTTTAGAGAGATGGGCAGACCAATGCCGACCTGCTCTAATTGTTTTGTCGAAAGTCTATATTCGTTAATTGTAAGAGCAGAAGCACAACAAGAAATACAAGCAGCTACTATTGCAGATGATGAGCAAAAACCAAAAAGAAAGAGAAGAACAAATTAAATTTGCTGAATACTTAGCACACAACTCTTATGTCTTATATGACATAGTCAGAGGTGTTAGTTATTGGAGCAACGGAAAAGAAACAAAAACAACAAAACAACTTTTAAGAGAATATGAACTCATTCGGAGGACTTTGGAATAATCAGCAATGCTTTGACTACGAGATGCGTAACGGCATCCATTTGGATAATCCATCTTTTGTAAATATGTATGACGATGTGGTAAATGAAATCACAACTTTGTTAGATATTAAAACACACACAGATTTAGGAGGTGGAGTGGGTGCTTATTGTTTAGCAATGAAGAAGAAAGGCATTAAGACTATTTACTACGACCTGAATGAACATCACTACGAATATGCCCACTCCCGTGATGTTGCTGATGAATATCATATCTGTGATTTTACAACCAAGAAAATAAAGGCAGATTTTGTTAGTTGCATAGAAGTAATGGAGCATATAGAGGACGACAAACTCAAACCATTCTTAGCAAACCTAAAATGTAATTACTTTCACTTCAGTTCAACTCCGCACTACTCTAATTTTGACAAAGAATGGGGACACATCAACATCAAGCCTGTAGCACATTGGGTGCATTTATTTGAGCAATGCGGATTCACTCTATTACTGGAGATGTCAAAGCCTACAAAGTGGAGTTTATTATTTAAGAAAAAAATGAACTAATAGTACATTATGTTGTTTGAAATTAAATTTGCTGAATGGATTGCTGAGAATCATTGGACTTGCTGCGATGAACATGACTTCATTTACTATTGGTGTTCTGAAACCAAAGGGATGTCACAAGTACCAACAGATTTATTGTTTGATATTTTTTTAAATGAAAAAGCACACTAAAATATATTTAGACTATTTCGGTTACGATCAAAGCAGTTGGATTGCCTGTGAGATGTGCGGACAGACAGCTAATGATATTCATCACATCGAAGCAAGAGGAATGGGCGGCAGCAAAACAAAAGATACAATAGAAAACCTACAAGCACTATGCAGAAAGTGTCACATGGAATTAGGCGACAAGAAAGAACACAAAGTAATGCTTAAAGTAGTACACCAAGTTAAAATGAACGAACGAAAATGAAAGCAACAATAGAATTTGAACTACCTGATGACCAGGAACAATATAACTTCGCTAACAAAGGATTTGACTACTTTTGTGTGCTATGCGAAATCGATGAGTTTCTACGTCAGAAAATAAAGTATAGCGAACTTGAAGAGAACGAATATGCCCTACTTGAAGACACAAGGGAGCAATTAAGGCAGATGCTTTTTGAAAAGGGAATAAGTCTGTAATTACAAAGTAACTACAAAGTAATGAAAGAGATTCAAGGAAGAAACGGAGGAACTTTAAAAGTACCCGAAAAAGGAGAGACAAACAATCCTAACGGCAGACCTAAAAAGTTTACTACACTGATGAAAGAGAACGGCTACTCACTTTCTCAGGTCAACGATTCTATTCAGGTAATCATGTCAATGGACGAAAAGCAAATCAAAGACGTGCTTAAAAACGATGAGGCAACCATGCTTGAAAAGACAGTTGCAAAGGCTATAATAAAGAGCTACGAGAAAGGCTCACTCTATTCAATGGACACGCTTCTATCACGAGTGTACGGCAAACCAAAAGAATCAGTAGAAGCAACAGTAGAAGCGAAAGTAATAAACGTAACTTTAAACTTAGATTAATGGAAAAACCAAAACTTGAAAGATGTTCATTTACGTTTACCCAAGAAGGTAACTCCAATGGAACGACCGATGAGTTTGAAACTCTAACTATTGAATGTGAGTCATCACTTGGGATAGATAATGACGAAGGTTGTTTCTATGTACTTAAAACCGACGGATGGAGTATCGATAACGTAAACGACTTGCAAGAGTTATTTGATAGGATTCAAAAAGTAATCAAGCCATGACAGAAAAGGAAGCAATCATTCTACTGATCTACTACAACGATTGGCGAAGAGGAGAAGAAATAGAAATGCCGAACCCAACGCAGATAGGAATAGCACTTGATACAATTATAAACGAATATTTTAAACGAAATGGAAACAACTTACTTAGGTAGTGCCTGGTCTGATGACTACGGCTTAAACGTCAGCATCAACATTGAGAAACTAAACGAAGCAATTAAAAGCGGAAAATTAGAAGTAAACAAATACGGCGATGTACGTTTGCGTGTACAAAAATTGAAGCAACAAAACGAGAAGAGCAAAGCGACTCACTCTGTAGCCGTGCCAAAGCCAAAAGTAGAAGCACCGTTTTAATGAGAGTAATTTGTCTACTTGACGGAGCGAACGGCGTATCTTTCCACCGATTGTACACTCCCTATCTTCGTTTACAACAAGATCACGACATTACCGTAGATGTAAGTCTGAACCACGAAGATTGGTTAAACCTCGACTACCAGCAATACGATTGCGTTATATTTAATCGTTGGTTAGGACGCTATCAGTACAACATTCTACCGCTACTTGCAAAATACAAAGTGCCTTACATCGTTGATCTTGATGACTATTGGGTACTGCCAAAGTACAACCCAGCGTACAAGTTTTATCGTGCCTACATCAAAGACGGAGTAAAGAACGCTTTAACCTATGCCGATGGCGTTCAGGTTACGACTCCACAACTTGCTGAAAAGATAAAGGAATTTTACAAGGGCGAGAACATTAGCATTGCTGAAAACGCAGTAGACTTTACACAGAGTCAATGGAACGTAAATAAACACCATACGCCAACGATTGGTTGGGTTGGTGGAATAAGTCACGTTGAAGATATTAAGTTGCTTACAAATCAAATAAGACCTATCTGTGAGAAGTACGGCTACCGCTTTATAATGGGCGGTCACCACGAGAACTCACGAATGTGGGCAGAGATGGAGAAAGCTATTACAGGAGAAAGCCAAAAGAACAGACCAAGTTGGTTTGAAACAAGAGTAGGGACAACACCTGATAAATACGCTGAGATTTACTCTGAGATTGATATCTGTTTAGCACCTTTGACGGCTCAGACATTTAACCGATACAAGTCAGAGTTGAAGATTGTTGAGGCTGCTGCGTACAAGCGACCTATTTTAGTTTCAAGTGTAGAACCATACACCAACCACAAAAGTAATTTAGGAGTTTTCTTTGTGCAAAATAACGATTGGACTACACCGTTAACGCAACTGATAGAAAGTGGGAAAAGTAAAGAGGTAGGATTAATCAACTACAACTACTGCAACGAGCATCACAACATTAAAGAGATTAACCGAAAGAGAATAGATTTGTTACAGAAAGTGTGTAGACCATAACGTTGACATCAACGAAATGGTATCATCTCGGTGAACCCAACAACATGATATGCAAATAAA